ACAAAGATTACACAGGTAAAAAGTTTGGTTTATGGACTGTGCTTTCTTTTTACGAATATACCAAAGGTTGCACGGTGTAGTTATGTAAATGCGAATGCGGGACAGAGCGGCCTGTTAGTCGCAAGTATCTGCAAGAAGGAATAAGCGAATCGTGCGGTTGTTCGTACATTCGCAAAGGCTGGGTGAAGGGATACCTCGGCTACATTCCACTGGCTAATGGGTTAGTGACTATCGTTAGCGCTTACAGAGTGAAAGATTTACAGCGATGGAATTGGCATGCTGTAAAGAAACAGTCTGGATGGTATGTGTGTCGAACCGGCATTCCAGGTAAAGACAAAGAAAGGCGCATATACATGGCCCGGTACATCCTTGGAATGGATTCGTCTGACAAACGACACGCTGACCATAAGAATCGTCGAACACTTGATAATCGGGACCGCAATCTTCGCCCTGCGACTCGCCGTCAGAGTGTGGTAAACAGAGGGGTGCGTTGGGACAGTGTGACCAGGGTTAAGAGCATACGTCGTTGTAAGATTAACGGGGTTTTCGTAGGTGGGTATCAGGTGAGGCTAACACACATGGGCAGGGAGCTTTACTTAGGGGCATACGACACAATGGAAGAGGCGGTACAAGTTCGCGATGAAGCTGCGCGCAAATTGCATGGAGAGTTTTATAAAACTGGTGAGTAAGTAGGAGTTTGCCATCCCTCTTGACCTAAATCACGTTGAAAAATTCTTTTCGCGTCTTGTGATCAGAGATCGCGATGCTGGAAACTTTCCTAATTTCATTCTTCGTCCCCAGCAGCAAGAAGTTTTTGAGATGGCCAAAGCGCATCTTGCGAAAAAACGTAGGCTGTATATTTCATTTCTTAAAGCTCGCAGAGTTGGAATTTCTCTGCTTTCTACGGGTTTGGGGCAGGCGCACTGTGTTGCCCATCCCGGCGCGCTGGCTCGGTGCGTTGCACAGAAGGCCAACGTTGCTGCCGAGAATTTTAAGATGGCGTGCGGGTTCTATAACGACTGTCGCGATCTTTACCCAAATGCACCTAAGCCCACCAAGATGATCCTCACATGGCCGCATTCTGACGGCCCGGATTCTATTTACACGCACCACACTGCCGCTACGGTCGAGGGTGCGCGCGGCTTGACTTCTTCTTTTTTGCACATGACTGAGGCGGCATTTTATCCCCAGCCGGGTGTCTTCACGAGTTTGATGAACACACTGTCTTCAGATCCCAACAATATCTGTTTGATTGAAAGTACGGCAAATGGATTGGAGGGTCCAGGCGAAGCGTACTACCAGTATTGGGAGGGAGCACTATCGGGAGAGAATGAATTCCTGCCGATTTTTCTTCCTTGGTGGGGAGACGATTTTTACACTCTTCCAGACGAGTTCGCCAAGGATGCCCCTCGCGACGAGTATGAAAAGTTTTTGATGAACGACATCAAGCACTGGAAGACCGGCAAGAAAGTGGTTATCACTAAAGGTCAGGTGGCGTGGTTTCGAGATACGTTGGCCACTCGATGTGAAGGCATCCTTGAAAGGTGGAGGGCTGAGTTTCCAGGAACTCCAGAAGAAGCGTTTATCGCGACTGGAAATCCTGCGTTCACTATCGAAGAGATGCGATTCGCGGATAACGCTGTTGTAAAGATTCCCCCGTGGCAGGGCAGGTGTGTGCTTTCTGCTGATAATAAACACGGTGAAATTCAAAGAGGTACAGATGGTCCTTTAGTTCTGTATGAGACTCCGCAAAAAGGGATGCACTATTTCATTGGAGTAGACACGGCCCGTGGCGAGGAATCTACGATGACGCCTGGGGATTACTCAGCGATGGTCTGCTGGAATGCCGAGACCGGAAATCTTGCTGCTCGGTATATGTCGCGTGTCTCTCCAGAAGAACTGTCGCCTTTGGTTGCGGCGTTGGGTTACTACTTCAACGGCGCGATGTTGAATATCGAGTTGACCGGCAACCTGGGATACATCTTGATGAGTACGCTGCGTGATCGGCTGTTCTATCCTGTTCAATATCGTTGGAAAGGTCGCGACGATAAAGCTGATGTGTCCAAGCAGGGCATGGCCTACGGATTTGAAACTTCGGACCGTTATCGTCGAATGATGTTTGCTCTTTTTCGCACTGCACTGCACAATAAGCGGGTCGTTCCCAAGGATCGCATATTTGTAGAGCAGATGAAAAAATCCAAGTTGGACATGGGTTTTCGTTGGAATGTTGCGGTCGGGCACGATGACGTTTTGATGGCCGGATTTCTTGGCTGGATAGCACTCGAACAAAATCATCCAACTCCGTGTAAACCTCGCGGAGTTAAGAATGTCATGATGTCGAAAGAAGAACTTGAAATTGCCGGCTTTCAATCCGAGCGCGGGCGAATGCCGGAGTGGTTGAAGGACCCAACTGTGACGGTCGGCGGCGTCGTGATGATGACGGGCAACGACCGCATTGCGCGACGGATCAAGTTTGAGAAAGCGCAGAAAAAAGTAAACCGCTTGGAGTGGATATGAGTGCAAACGCCGAGGCTATCCACGCAAAGCTGCTCACCATCGGCCAAGAGTGTGTCCGAATCATAAACACGCAACCCGGTTGCGACTTTATTGTACTGATCGGTAAGTTGCCGAATAAAGGATGGCCGCGCGGGAAGTGTCTCGGCAGCGATTCGCGGGGCCGATTCTATTCGTACAAGGCTTCTCATCTGTTGGCGAAGATCGTTGCACTTGGAATTATGACTGTCGAGACGAGAGTGAGGACTGATGGCGAAAAGTAAGAGTAGTCGCGTGCATAAGAAAGGCCCAGCGCCGAAGCACACGGACGCTGAGTACCTCGCGTTCGATCCCGGCGCTGGCGATGACTTCCCTGCGGAGGTCGAGTGTCGCAAGACCGCCTTGGTTGTCACGCGAAAAGAGCACAAATGTTTCGGTTGGAAGGCCGATACGCAGCATCCGATTTCTGCCGGAACGAGAGTCTATAAAGAGACCGGTAAGTGTGAAGGTCACTTCGGGTCGGTTTATATTTGCCTCCCTTGCGTAGATATTTCACTCGAACCGGAATGGTGGTGAGCAATGGCGTGGATGACGACAGACGAGATTGAAGGTGAGTCTGATGATCGAGCAACGAGAGAATCAATTAGTGCTTTCCTTTCCGACGCCGGAAGCAGCGAGAGCGTTCGCGCAGTTCCTGACAACGCTGACCGACCTGCGCGAACCAGACAACTCCGTGCCACCTTCCGGCCAGTCCCCGGAGTCAGCGAGCCAGCCTTCGACCCCGGATTCCCCGGCACCCGAGCCTTCTCAATCGCGCCGCGTTCTGCTGACCGACGAGAGGCTGGCGGAACTGTCGGCGGCGAGAGAATCGGGATCGACCAGGCACCAGCGGATCGTTCGAGCCCAGACGATGCTGCGCGACGGGACGCTACCGTTCAAGCAGCTATCGACCGCGCCGTCGGCAAGCGGGCAGGCGAGTCCGCGGGAGCGCGCGCAGCGGGAGGGCGGGTTCGCGGACGGCGCGGCCCCAGTGGAGCCAAAAGCGCCGCAGTTGGGGCGGCCGAAGGCCGACGCCGTGGGCGCCCACCCGGAAGTGGAAAGAAGAAAGAGAAGCCGGTTAAGGCCGGCGTCCTCCCCAAAGCTCTAGCAAAATTGCTTCCCAAGGATACCTCGGTATCTTCGTCCAAGTTGGTTCCCACTGAGGCCGAGCGTTCTGACGCCCGGCGCTTGTTCCGCGAGATCGGCGAGACGTTCAACAACAATCGGAAGAAGTCAAAGACGGCCGCTTACGCGGCTTTTCGTCACGATCTGATGGCAAACCTGGATACATTGATCATGGGCGGGGCGATCGATTTGAAGGAAGCCACTTCGATCATCACAAATTTGGAGCAATATACGAAAGAGACCGAGGCTGAGTCGACGGAAACGCCGGCGACGATTTTGGGAAGGTGGTTGCGCATGGATGTTTTGGAGGAGGCTGGGTTGGAGGTTGGTAGTTTGATTGATGCAAACCATCAGTCAGCCGACGAGGAAGAAGAGGAAGAGGAGTCGGAAGAGGAAGAAGAGACTGAGTCGGTCGAATATGTTGAGTAGTTGTATCCCCAGTGTTATTCCCTCTTCTATCTCTCAGCCTCCTTCCTCGGCTATCATCCCCGATAGAACCGTTTGAGCGGAGCGAGGAGTCTCCAATTCGATGTCCAATACCGCGCGACCGAAGTACTCGACCACCTCCCCCGCCCGATTCGATCCTTCTCTTCCCTGGAATCCACGCAAAGAGTTTCGAGACCCGACAGCCCGGCCTCCGGGCAAATCAGGGGGAGTTGCTGTAAGCACTCCCCACCGGGTCTCCTCATCGATTCGTCGGGCGAGAAAGGCTGGCCGCCGTGATTGACGACTCCCCTGCCGCTCCGTCCACTGCCGATCAGCCGGAGGTCACCATCGAGCCGGCTGACAACGGCTACGTGGTCCGTCATCACCAGCGGTCGACCAAGAAAGATGAGCCCGGCCGCACTATTCGCCGCGTGGCATCTACGACCGACGAAGCTCTGAGTCATGCGAAGACCGCGCTTAGCGGTGGCAGCTCAACTAAATCTTCCAAGAAGAAATCTCATCGGGGCGACGGCGCCCCAGTCCTGGACGCTCTCAGCGAGCACGCTCTGCACTCATCCTCCTCCGCGTCCCGCCATCGCGCAAGCGCCCGGCGCCGTCGTCCCAGGGCAGGAGGCCGCAGATGAAGAAAAGCCAGGGTTGCGGAATGCTTGAAAAAGATGAATCTCCCGAGTACGAGGCAAGAAATCATTCAAAGAGATTTCTCGAAAAGGCAGCGCGACTGGCCGGGAAGAAATCAGGTAAGCGGTCGTCGCGGAAACGGGGCTGACTGCGATGCCTTGGACTGCGCGTGACGTTTCCCGTCATAACCACCGTGCCAAATCCCCAAAACGCAAGCGCCAATGGCGGGATGTGGCCAACTCCATTCTCGAACGCACTGGCGATGACGCTCGTGCGATCCGTGGCGCCAACTCCGCAGTAAAGAAGTCTCAGGCCAAGCGTTTGCGCAAAAGGAGTTAAAGTAGTACTACGCTAGGGAGGGGAATTCAATGGCTAAGCTTACCGCCAAGAAGCGCAATCATTTGTCAAAGTCGGAGTTTGCTGGACCTGATCGGTCCTTTCCGATCCCTGACGCTTCGCATGGGAGGAACGCACTCGCTCGCGCTGCGAACAAGCCGCCGGCGGAGAAGGCCAAAATCGACGCGGCGGTTCATCGTAAGTTTCCCAGCATTGGTGCAGGGAAGAAGAAAACCAAGCGCCACCGCAGCCGCTCGTGTTCGCGCGTCTAGAGGGAGGGCGTCATTACAGATCGTACGTCATTTCGTTACCCACACTTTGCCCTCACGGCAGACGGCTTCTGCGTAGCTGATGAGAATGCCGCATCGAAAGGCGATATCTTTCATTTTCATTTTATTCCGGCGAAGATTCA